GTGTTGCCCATTAAACCCCCGCTTTCAGTTGAACAATTCCCATTTACCGGCCCATATTACCCTGATGGGTCGAAATTCAAGCCAAATCGGGGTATGACGGTAAAAGCATTGAAAATTGCCCTAGACAGAATGGGTTTTGGGCCTTTCAATAATCCTACGACCTACTTCGGTAAGACATTGGCAAAAAAGCTCGTAGAATGGAAAATTTCAGTTGATCTAGACCCAAATCCCAATTATGGGAAGCTCACATGGAATACAATGAGGGCTGCGGTCGCCCTAGATGGTGATTACGCTTTTAATGACAAGGCTTTGGCTCTTGTAAGGTTTGACGCACTAAGTCAGAAAATAAGCAAGGAGTCAAGATGAAAAAGAGAATGGACGTAATTACTACGCCGACACAGGATCGACGGCACACATTTAAGATCAGGTTTGGAAAGGTCAGTTCTGAATATTACACTAAAGACCCTCAGCGCAGGAAGGAATTGGGTCTACCCCCTAAGTATATAGAAGAGTAATGGGTGGGCAAAATTTCATAATTAATAACCGAAAAAGGTGCATGGGGCCACTCCACGACGGAGATTACGTTCCTTTAGACCATTTTTACAAATATATGAGTGGGCCAAGGTTAGGAAGACCATTTGCCCGCTGCAAGAGTTGTCAAAGCGTTAGAAAACGGGCAGACGCCAAAAATCCGATGATTGTGTACGATAAAGTGAAATTTGTCTTTGATGAGCTACAGAACCGGCTTGGCAAGATGGAAGCTTGTCGTCGCTTGGGGGTATCACATTCGTTTTTTTCAAGGCGCAAATCTGAGGGCTTAAAGAAGATTCAAAGGAAGACTGTAATTAGGGCAATGCACTTGTTGAGAGAGTGTCGTGAAAATGAAGAAGCCAGGCACCGAAGTTCCATTCGTAGAGGGGCAACACTCAGGGGTGAAAAAGAGAGAAAGCCAGTCAGGGCACGGGACTATTACAATACGACTCAGGACAATGAAACTGAGGATCGTAGGAGCCGCCGTTTGACAAGCCTTGAAGCGTGATGCTACAACGGGTTTGCGTCCTTTCATGGCGCTGCCTCCCTCCTGGTAGGTAGGTTCGGGCTAAGAGGGTCGGGGTACTGCCCCCCGGCCCTCTTTTTTGTGCCTTGGGTGTATTTCGCTATGCTGAAATCACCTTGCAGGGGACGTATCTAACCGCTCGGGAGCCGTATGGCTTCTAAGGCTGTAAACAAACGGAAAACCCGTAAGGCTGCTCCACGGGTGACGGGAGATTTTTCATCCGTCCGAACGCTAGCTAGACCGGATGAGTGGGCACTCAATATGGGTTTGAAAGTAGATGGTAGGCCATTCACCTTGGAAGGGCGTGAATACGTCCAACAGGTGATCCGCGATACCAGTGATGAAATTGTAATTCCTAAGGCTGCACAAATGGCATTTACAGTGACCTTTTTAACGAGGACGCTTCACTGGATTACACAGCGAAAATGGCACCATCTTTATCTGCTCCCACTGAAGACCGGCGCAATTCCATTTGTCCAGTCTCGCATTGATCCTATAATTGATTCGCATGAGGTTCTTAGGTCTGCGTTTAAGACTGTAGACAACCGGCTGCACAAGCAATCAGCAGAGAGTATTAATCTCTATATACGTGGTACGAATATCGAGCGCGAGCTTCAGGAAATTCCAGTAGACGTAGAAGTGTGGGACGAACGCGACCGTATGGTGGAAGACAACCTAGAGGACGCTCGGCACCGTATGGATGGTTCGCTTGTGAAAAAGCTGACTATGCTTTCTACTCCGACGGTTCCAGGGCACGGTATAGATGCTGAAGACGGATGGTGGGCGTCCGATCAGCACTTGTGGGAGAAAGCGTGCCCTGGCTGTAATCGTTTTCAAGTTCTTGACTTTGAAGACCATATGAAGCTCGGAGATACGGCCGATGAATGTGTAATCGAGTGCGAGTTTTGCCATCGGCAATTTCAGGATTGGGAGCGCATGGTTGCCAATGCCTTTGGTCGATGGGTTCCACAGAATCTAACTGGCCGAAGTCGTGGCTACAAAATTACACAGTTCAACTCTCCTTCACAGACTACATATGAAATCATCAAGGGTTGGTATCTTGGCCAGCGTGACGCTAAGAAACTGAAGAGCTTTTACAACCAGTCTCTAGGTCGCCCATATGTCGCTGCCGGGGATAAGTTCACAGCACAGATCCTTGACAAGTGTGTAATGCCAGAACATACGCTTGGCGGTATTCCTGAGAGCGCGGTTTACATTGGTGTAGACGTGGGAATGTCTATTCATGTGAAGGCGTCTACTCTCACGCGCTCGGGAATGCGCCGTACTTGGGCTATGAAGATTTTCAAAGAATGGGACGAGCTAGATAGGTTCTTTGCTTCACTAAATAGTTTTGTAGCTGTAATTGACGCGCACCCTGAAAAGAGAGCAGCACGAGACTTGTCGATCAAGTACCAAGGTCGAGTATGGCTCGGCTTTGAGCTAGACCGTCCTGCGACTCAGGAAATTGCGGTTTGGTTCCCTCAGAAGTATGGCGAAGCAGGAAAATGTGTAATTGACCGTACTATGGCCTTTGATACTACAATCAAGGATTACATGGACGGTAGAGTAATTCTCCCACAGGATGCGAGGGAACAAGGTGAGTTTCTAGTCAACAAGGATTACAATGGCTTTTATCACCACATGATGCAAATGGTCAGAGTTGAAAGAGAAGACACGCAAGGAAGGATCAGGGCGTTCTGGCAAAAGAACAAGAATCCTGACCACTGGCATCACGCGGATATGTTTGAGCGGATTGCTTGCTTGCGAAGTCCCACTCTTGAAATTCCAGCAGACATTTCTGACGCGTTTGGAAAGGCGAGCGTTCTTGCCGCGTAAAATTCCTGAAGATCGAGCAAGCGCAAACAAGGACAGCGTGAAGCGCATTCGTCGTCGCTACAAGACGAAGATGAATGTGAAATCTACCATTCTCCCTGGTGAGAAGGAACACGTCAAGGATATGGTCATTGTTTTGAAATTGTCCAGGTATTCCAACAATCAAATCGGAAGCGTTGTTGGAGTCTCGCGCAACCAAGTAAAAGGGATTCTAGAGGAGACAGACGTTGCAGAGAGGCTTCAGAGCCTTCAGGAGAACCTTCCCGGCGCAGCCCTAGAGTTGTTGCAGGGTTACTCAATCGAGGCGGTACAGGCCATTGCAGACGTTCTACGTTCGTCACAGGATGACGGCATGATTCTGAAGGCTGCTTCTGAAATTCTAGATCGCACCGGGGTTTCTAAGGTCAGCAGGTCTGAGGCGAGTGTGCATAATGTAAATGAGAGTAAAACCACTATTGGTGCGGATGCGGACATGTTGGAGCAGCTTCGTTCATTGCCACCTGAAAAACAAGAAGAGGCGGCTCAGATGATCGAAGGCTTGGAAAACTTCTTAAAAGATGAAGCAAAGGGCCAGGAGGAATAAATGGGTGTTTGGCAGAGAATAACTGAGCAGATATTCAGAGTATGGGGGCCTATGTCCTGGTCAGGGCTTCGTTCTAATTTCAAAGTATCTGGTCAAATATCATTCAATGATGGCCCAACCTATGAAAATACAACTGTTAGCTATGACAGTGCTCGACAGCTTTACGGCAACCTGAACAGCGATCTTTCTCTAGGCGCATTTTTTACAAGGCCGATCATTGATCTTCAGGTTGACTTTATAGGGTTGCCAAGGGCATCTACAGCCAATGAAAACCTTGACGACTTCCTGAATAATTGCCTTCACGTTTATTGGGGTTCTGAAATTCAACAGATGCTTCGCAATGCATTGAGGGATTCTAAGACAATCGTGCGTGTGCAGCAAGACTCAATTCTTGACGATCCACTTATGACTGTAGACGAGTCTGACGCCTGCCGATTGGTGATTATAGAACCAGAGAGAATTGTCATTGAGCGCAACGTGATGAATGAAAATATCATCGACCGTTCCATCATAAAACACAAGATCGAAATGATTGAGGAAGAAGGCGACTATATTTCAGGCACTCTTCCAAGAATGAAGGAACATGAAATCTTAGAAATCATTACGCCAGAAAGCTTCCAGTATTTTGACACCACGGAGCGAAAAGAGCTAACTGAGTGGAACATGACGAACATTTGGGGTTTTGTCCCTATTGTAGAAGTTTTCAACGAGTATGACTCTGCACTGAAGGGAGGCCAGAGCGAACTTGAAGTTGTAATTCCTTTGATTCATGCCTTCAACGATGTTCTGAAGCAGGGGTTGCAAGCTCACAAGTACCATTCGATTCCAAAGACTAAGTTGAAAATTCAAGATGTGCAGCCGTTTATCAAGAACAATTTTCCTGAAGCCTTGGACGAGGACGGCAAAATTAAGCCTGGCGCTGTAATAAACTGGAAGGGAAAGGAAATCCTGTTCCTTCAGGCTGAAGAGGATGCGTCTTTCCTTGAAGCCGAGTCAGTGCTCGGGGATTCTAAGACACTTGCTGACTTTCTGATGGATTGTATTTGTGTAGCCAGTGAAACTCCGCGATGGGCGTTTATGACAATTGAGGCGGGTTCTGCAAATCAGGCCAACAACGCGCAGACGCTTCCCTGGGCCTTTAAGATCGGTCGCAAGAGAAAGAATTTTGAAGTTTACATTCAAGACCTTCTGAAGATGGTAATGAAGATCAATAGTGAGAAACCTACTAGGGCGACTCTATCTTGGGAAATCATTCGTGTTGAGGATCAAGCTGCCTACAACCAGGCATTGCAAATGCTCATCATGGGGCTGGAAGTTGCTGCGGGTCGAAAGATTATTTCAGACTCTACTTACCGCGAGCTTCTACGACAGTTTATTCCAAACATGAAAAACCCGACACAGGAGGCCGCCGACGCCGAATCCAACTTTGTTCCAGAAATTTCAAATGTTCCCCCAACTCCTGTTACTTCAGGACAAAATGGGAACAACGAGTGAAACGAGGCAGACCTGGAAAACTTAGATTGAAAAAACGCTATTCTCGTAAGAGATACGGAGCAATCGCAAGGGGTGCTAGAAACCCTAAACAGATTGCAGCCAGTGTTGGTAGAAGGCGAAAAAGGAGAAAATAAAAATGATGGAAGTTGGAGAATGTAAAAAGGCAGTAATTGTCAATTGGCACATTGAAGGTGAAGAGGACTTTGTGGTTTTGGGGAACTATGCAACTCTTTCGTCTAGGAACCCTGAGACTGATTTGTATTTCGAGGAAGACAAGACGGTAGAAAACGATGGCAACAACTTTTTTCTCTTCCCTATGGATTACAAAGGTAAGTGCATTGGTCGAGTCCGGGGTTCTGACGGCGGTGAAGACGAAGTTGAATTTGAGGTTAAGTAGTGAAGCAAAAGCAGAGGATAGTGAAAAAGCGTAGGCTTCCAAGGGGTGTGAAGGAAATTCACATTAATTACGTCAAATCCCTAGTCAGGAGGTAATATGGCAAGTTCAAAAGGTGTTTCTGTTCTTGCTGCTCGAAAGGTGGGTAGCTCCCGAAAAAGCAAGGAAACCAAATTTGGGCCTAAGAAGGGTAGTACACCACCGGGCAACAAATCGAACAAGTTGAAGGTGAGGTAAAATGGCGAAAATTCTGTCAGGTGAAAGTAACAAGAACGTAGGGCGTCCAGGCTTTCGAGGATTTATTCCTGGGCCGTTTGGAAAGGATCGTGTTCGTGTTCTGCGAAAAAACGATCCTGCTGATGGGCGCACACAGCCGGGAGCAAATGTAATTACAGACACCCATATCGACCTGGTTGGCAATCAGAGTCCAGGGCTTAACAGGCGCAGTTTTGTTTCGTTCGATGCTGGTAAGAAGACGATCAAGCGTGCTGGAAGCAGATTGCGAAAGAGGTAGCGATGGACGAGCAAATTCAAGACCTATTTGATTGCACCGTCGTTTCAGAAATGGCGGCTGGCGCTACAACGCTGGTTCCACTTACTGAAGATCAGGTTTCTGAAATTGTTCAGGGTGACGAAAATCCCCTGTTCGCTACTTTTGTAATTGAGTCTGGATGGTCAAAGACTAAGCGCTACTGGACTCCTGAAGTGCTTGACAGTATCCGCGAGCAGGTAAACGGGGCGTCTGAGCCTGTCGTTGGATATATGGGCCACATTAAGCCAGAGGATGACAGTTTTTCATTCCCTGAAATTCAGCTTCAGTGGGTGAAGGCTGGTTTGCAAACTTCTTCTGATAGAACCAAACTGCTTGTAAAAGGCTATGTTCTGCCAGGAACCAAAGCTCGTGATTATTTGGCACGGAAGTTGGTTCGTACAATTTCAGTAAGCGGCAAAGCATTGCTGGAGCGAATCCAAGGAGGTGTATCTGTAAAAGATTTTGATTTGCAATCAATCGACCTTTCGAGGCCGGGAAGGGCAGGAATGAAAACTGCTCTTGTCAGTCTCACAAGTGAAATGGAGAGTGGAGAAGTGAAGCCAGAAGAGATCGCAGCACTTACAGAGAATGAGCTTCGGGCACACAATCCTACTCTTGTCAAGACAATTGAGGACACTGTAAAAGCACCTTTGGAAACAAAGGTTTCTGAAATGGAGTCCGAAGTAGAAGAGGCTAAGCCGACTGTCGATCTTATGGCAGAAATTCGCAAGGCTCTTAAACTTGACGAGGGTGGTGACGTTCTTGCAGCCCTGTCTGAAATTAAGGAAAAGGCGGTTCAGGCTGCTAAGAGTGCCAAGGATCGTATGTTCGATGAGGTTCTTGAAAAGAAGTTCAAGAACGAGAATACTCGTACCCTTGTAAAGCGTCTGCTGGTTTCCGAAATGGAAACTTCTGAGGACGAGGAAGAGGAAGAGGGTGACGAGGGTGACAAGATGAAGAAGATCGAGGAAATGGTTAATTCCAAGATTGATGAAGACGAAGAGTTGAAGGCGCTCATTGACGGAACTGAAATTGGTGGCGGACGAGCACCGGCGGGTAAGCAGAATGATCGCACTGGTGACAAGCCACTGGAACCCGGCACTGAGACTGAAAACATTTCTGTTACTAAGGTTGGATCGGGACGGA